CAGACAACTCGTTCTTAAACATAGCTGTTGACTTTTTATTTATAACAGCTTCACCACCTTCTAACTCTGTAACTTGACCACCTACAGCAAACTTAACCCCGCCTTGAGCGTGACTCGGGCCTTCAACAACCCCACCTTTAGCCATTGTTTGACTTGTTATTAACGCAAGGTTAGATGCGTATGCTACAGCAGCTATAGCCGATAATGTTTGCGCTTGAGTTAAACCCCAAAGTCCACCTGTAGCTACGTTTTGAACATTTGGAGACATCGCGTTCAATCTAATAGCAGCTAATTCTCTAGCGAATGATATTGTTAGTAAAGCTATATCTCTTTTCTTAGTCTTTTCAAAAGCTTCTTTTTCTAAAGCCTCTCTCTCTCTTTCATACCTAACTTCAGATATAACACCACTATCAAACTTTAATTGCAAAGCATCCATCTCTTCTTGATTTGACTTCATATAGTTTTCGTGTGCACGATTAACCCAAGAAGAAGACATTTGAGCTAGGGTGTCAAACATTTTTTGATGTAGCTTTATTTTTTGTTTAACCTCATCCCTAGTACTGTCAATACTTAACTTACTTAACCTTAAGTTTAATGCAGATTGCTTCTCTTTAAGTTTGTTTATATTATCAATACCTAGTTCGTGTGTTGCTTCTACTGTTTCCATCTCAGCAAGCTCTGCATCAAATGCAGCTTGAGTTATCTCACCCTTACCAAGTTTATCTAACAACTCTGAGAAAGCGTTTATATCTACAGGTATTTCAACTACGCCATCAAGCATCTTTTGTATCATATCAAGGTCAGCTCCAATCATCTTGATTTCAATCTCAGTGATTACCTCTTGAGTTAAGTTTTTCTCTTCACCATCTATAGTGACCATAGCTTGGTCAGGTTTCTTAAAAAAGTTAGTCCATATATTATCTTCGCTTGGAACTAACAGCTTACTTAAATCTGCTTTAGTTTCTGCAGCAGTAACCTTAGCCTCTTGAGCCATCTTTCTATAAGCCATAGATGTAGCAGCAATTCTTTTTATTCTTTCTTCATCTCCCTCTGTTAATCTCTTTAATCTTTCTTCATCACTCTGAGCAAGCCTAATTAAGTTATCATCTAAGGTTTGAACATTTCTTATCATCGTCATTACGTGAGAGCTTTCTATTTTTGCTCTATCCTCTCCGTCAAAACCTAGACTAAGTTCTTCTTGCCAATGTTTATTATAATCATTTCTTATTTTGATTAGTTGGTCAAATAAATCTATTAACTCTTTAGCTCTTTTCTTTTGTTCTTTAGTTCCTTCTTTTGCCTCAAGTTGAAGTCTTCTGTATTCAGAAGCACCCCCATCTTCTTGCATAATCATACCTGAAACTTGACTAGCATCCTCGCTTCTTAATAATCTTTCAGCTTCTTTCTTTATTCTTTGGCCTTCTAATAAGCTTTTATTTTGTTCAACAATAGTCTCAGCAGCACTTGTCCCAATCGAATCAGTAAACAATGAAAGTGTAACTATGTCGTTAAATATAGCAAGGAAAGCTTCCCAATTTGATAACACATCATCCTCTTGATTAAATAAGTTAAGCATTCTAGTAACGTTGCTTATAACATTTACAGCAGCATCACTATCACCTACGTTAACTTTGAAGTTAGTCCAAGCAGCGGTCATTTTATCTATAGCCATCTGACCTGAATCCATTTGCTCATTAAGTCCTTCTTGTAAAGATGATGCAGTGCCTGTGTCTGTATTATATACTTGTAACTGCTCATTATACATATCCATATTCTCCCCTGCGATAGCAAGTATAGATGTAAGACCACGAACATTACCAAACATTTGTTCTACGAATGCAGGGTTTTCTTTATAAGCTATATTCAACCTTCTCATTGTTTCAGTAAAACCTATAAGCTTCATCTCAGCAGCACCAACAGGTATACCAAACTTTGTAAACAAGTGCATTGATTCAGTAGCAGGTTTCTGCATTTGAGATATAGCAGCACGAAGAGCAGTTACAGTCTTAGCAGCATCAAGACCTGTACGAGTAGTAACAGATATAGCAGCACCTAATTCTTCAAAAGATATTCCTGATGCAGCAGCGAAGGGTAATACAACCCCTATAGATTTAGCTAACTCCTCTACTGTTGTTACACCAAACTTCTGAGTAGTAAATAATGTTTCAGCAATTCTTGTAGCTTCATCAGAAGACTTACCATAAGCGTTCATTACAGAAACAATACCTGTAACAGCAGAGGTTAAATCAGTAACACCTGCGACAGCTAATGTAGACGCAGCATCTAAAAATTCAATAGCTTCACCACCCTTAACACCTGCAGATACAGTATTAAATAATGCTTTGTTTACATCACTAGCAGCAAGACCATACTTATTCATTATATCAAGTGATCCTCCCCATAAGCTTTCCCTAAGTAAACCTTTATCTTCAGTAGATAATAATGTTAAAACATTCTTAATACCTTTTTCAAACTCAGCAAATTGTTGTACACTTTCAGAGGTGAATTGCGCTATTTGTCTTAAGGCTCTTGAAACAGCAACCATCTTTATTCCTTGAAGAGCTAACGCTGCTGCACTTTTGTTTGTAGCTTTAGCGTTCCTCTCTCTTAGCCTTGCTTCTTTCTTTAAAGCTTGGTGACGCATTCTAGCGTCTTTCTTTTCTTTTGCTTCCTTAGCTTTTCTTGCCTTCTCTCTTTTCTTTTCTAAGTCACTAAGTCTTTTCTTTTCTTTCTTCTCGTCAGCTAATTGTTTTTTCCTAGCAGCAGCAGCTTTCTTCTCCTCTTCTTTCTTTTTCCTAATAGCCTCTTTAGCAGCAGTAACGCCTGTAGCCTCATCTCTTAAAGCTTTCTCATGCTTCTTAAGTTCATCATTTAGAATTTTGTAATCTTGTTTTCTTTTCTGAAGAGCATTTGTTTCAGCAATACTCATCTTCACATGCTCACCTGCTTCCTTTAGTTGCTCTTTTCTTGTTGCATTAAACTCGTCTAAGGATGCTTTAGCTTCATCTGTTTTCTTAGTAAGCTCGTGTAGTTCATTAAGACCTTTAATGTCTAGACTAAATATTATATCTTTTTGCATTGTAATTGTTTTACTACTAGTGAGTTAATCTTTCTTTATCTCCTCTACTGCTAACCAATACTAATTCTACTTCAGTAGGTTCTGCGTTAGCAGGATTATAATCTTTTATTCTACTTATAATATATCTTTCGTTTCCTATAACAACAAGCCTTCTGTAGTTAATCTGAGCTACATCACTAGGTGATAGATGAACTAAAGCAGTAACTAATTCATCTCTATCTTTAAACATCTCGATTTGTGATTGATGAAATCTGTTAAAGAATCCACCTTTAGCGTGAGAGTTTTGAGAATTAGCTTTACTAAATGTTGCAGGGAAAACATCTTCACCTGGCATATATGAAACTGCGTGACCATGCCAAATTGATGGTTGGCTTATATAATATTCATTACTATCGTCGCCTTCGGTTAAACTTTTTTCTAAGTTGTATGTTATTCTGAAGTCATCGTGATGTCTACAACCTAAGTAAATCAATAACTTATGTTCATGACTCCCGTTAACATCAGGCTTTCTATGGTTTCTCATAAACCCATAAGTATCTTCACTGTACACTTGAGGAATCCATAAAGCTAACCTAGATATTTCTCCACCAACAGATTTAACTGCTAAGTTCGATTCCCAATTCATTTTACAGGTAGCTAAAAACTTTAAAGAAACATCTTTAACTTCTTTATCTTTATTTCTATTTGTTTCAAAAAGCACGTCGCCAAACAGAACAGAGTTCTCAGTCATACCTTTCTGAAGAGTTCTATCAGAGCCGTCGTTAACAAAATTGTAAGAAACATTAGTAGAAAGCAAAGAGTCTTTCTTTGTATTTATTATTACAGCCTTATCATCCCAAAGATAGTAATCATATATCTTAGCATCCCAATCATAAAAGTAACGGAATGGCTCGCACTCAGCAACTTTAGTGTGAGGGTTTGATTGCCAAACTAAATTATACAGCTTACTTATTTCAGAAACAAATTCAATAGGTGTAACATTAGGGAGTATGTGTTCCATCTTAACTTTAGGTATCGCTTCAAAAGTACTTCCGTTACCTGGATATATTAATGCCCAATTAAACAAAGGCGCTACCTGATGAGATAATTTTATTTCAAGCTCACACCCAACTACTTCTGAAAAACCTCTACTATAAACACCTTGCATAAAATCAATTGCTATAACGCCATCAAAGTACATTATACAATATTGATGACCTGCCCTTAAAAAACAATCGTAACCTAAGTTAACATTTCTATTCATAGCGACTTGAAGGTTACCACCTAGCTCTTGGTTATATATGGTGTCATCAGGTTGTATCTCTTGTTTGTTGTTTTGATTTTCATCACTTAGAGTTTGCATATTAGAACCAAACAATAGACCCATTCCCCTCTCGGTAAACGTAGAGTCAATGTTACCCCAAACAGGACATAATCCTAATGACACAAATCTTGTAGGCTGCCAAGTATAATCATAATTAAAACCTCCACCACCAGGCGCTACAGGCATGTACATATTAACAACCATGTTTGCAGTTATCCTATAGTAACCACTTGTGTTTACTGTGATAAAAGATTTCTGACCAATGCTACCAGCACCTTGAGTAATATCATTAAAGAAGTTAACCTCGTAACCTGCAGAGTATCCAGATAAAGCACCACTACCAAATGTCCCACCATTTGAACCCCAATTTTGAACTTCACTAGGAGCAACGTCCCTAACGACATGTTGAGTGTTGCTATCTTGGTGCTCTGTTTCAAAACGTAAAGCTCTTTGAGTAACCCAAACAGCATTCGTTGGGCTAGAAGGAAACTTCATCATCCTCATGTGCGCATTATTCCCATACATAGGATTAGACCTAGTCTTCTGAATATTAGATGTTTCTAATAATATTATACTATTATTTATAGCGTCTTGGTGAACCCTAGCTTCAGCAGGAGTACCTATAAGTTGGTTATAATGATTTTCAAAATCACTACCAAAAGAAGCAAACTCATTATTTTGTTTTAGCACTTCAGATTTAAAAGACCAACCTATACTATCAAAAATCTTATCCATTACCCTTGCAATTCTATAGCTAGGTCTTAAGTGGTCTACTGTTATAGCTAATATTTCTTCGTTATCATCCCACTCACCTTGATTAGTGTCACGCCACTTACCAACATCCAATAACGGGAATCTCATGTTACTAGCCGTAAAAAGATTAGCCGTTAATATGTTGTTTGCTGTCAATCTCCAAGAAGACATTGTTGAGTCGGAAACAAAAAGATTTCTTAAATGAGAGGTGGTTGTGTCTAAAAGTTGTGCCCAACTATTGTTACCACCTTTAAATAATAAATCTAAAGACTCTTCTCCGTACTCATTATATTGAACGCTATCTAAAAACACGCTCCCTTTAAATACTTGAGTACCATCTACGTAAGCCTCAGCTCCAATACCTTGAAAGAATTGCTCACTATATACTGCAGTTATTTCATCTTGACTATCAAAAGCTTTTAAGTTATTTTTAGTAGCAGGAACTTTAACAGTCTTAGTGTAGTCCCCGTTAAGGGAATCTAACACTTCGTAATTCTTTGAGTTTAAGTTTAAAGCAAAAGGCTCTGTGTCTTTAAATAAATCTATATCATGTTGAACAGATTCGTAACCAAAATAAGTAGTTGGATTTTTTGCTTCCAACCAAACCTTTCTTACTTGGCACTCAAGTGTTGTGTTAGCGTTGTCGTGAGAAAATTCCAAAATTATACTACCTAATCCGTAAAGATTACTAGGTATAGTTCTATCTATTTCTATAATACCTTCTGATGTTATGTCGTGAGTTGACGCTACACCTGTAAGGTAATCAGTAACAGTTAGCGTTGTGTCTGCATGAATGTCTTGAACATCAACATAAATCGTAACAACTTGCGCAGCCATTATTATAGGAATCATGTTTGCAGCAGGGTCAGAATCGAATAGCAAAAGGTCTAAGTTTGCACTAATAGATGGTAAGCCTGCAGAAGAGGTTGTCCCATCGGCTGTTGTTACAGTCCAAGAGGAATCTATTACTCCATCATTATTAGCGTAAACTAGGCAGTCATTATTAGAGCCTGTAGCCACTTGCATTACTTGTAAAATTGGCTCGTTTGTAGCAAAGCCACAAGTGTCAATTAAAGCGTCAAGACCATAACCTGTAGTGTCTGACGGAGTTATCTCTAATAGTTTAGTTTGACCTAAGTTAACGTATTCAGTGTATGTTTGACCTGTTGTGGTGTTAGCTGTTATATTCCAAATAATTTCTCCATTATCATCTAACCCACGTATTCTTAATGTATCTTTTTGCCCAGCTGATTGAGCTGCAGGAGAAGCATAAACTATTGATGAAATACTTATAGTAAAATTACACCAACCACTTTCACCCTCTTCTACTGCAGGAACTTTTCTTATTAAACGAGGCTTCGGAGTTTTAGTTCTTGTAGGATCGTAATACAGTCTAGCCTTATTAGTACCTAGAGGGTCTTTGGTTATATGTGAAAATTCATTAGTGTGAAATTTAATATAACCTAATTTAAAAAAACTCATGTTATCGAAACCAGTCTCCTCTATACACGCTGTTAATAAGTTACCAACTGCGTTACCTGCTTGGTCATAGCTATTCATTTCATGAGCTCCAGACTGAGCGCAAGCAACATGCTTATACATTTTTGTAGACCAAGTATTAATTCCTGAGTTTTGCGCAAACATATTTAAGCTACGAGAACCTACAGCTATAGTGAAATCAAAGTCCTTATGTTTATTTATATAAAACCCCTTATTATCTTTAGGTTGAAACTCAGCAGGATATAATGTTACTGTCCACGGATCATTGTTAGAGCCTGACCCCCAATTATAAGTGTTATCATATCCGTTTGGGGTTATTAATTGAGCCCACTCACTACTCTCTGCATAGTAATAAGTGTTTGCTTGATAAAACGACATCCCATAACCTGCTGATTGACCAAAGTCATCGTGAGTACCCTCTAACACCAAACCACCAAAAAAAGAATTTGAATCAACCTCCCAATAGAAATCATTAATAGTATCTTTCCTTATTCTCCTAGTTGTTAATACTAGCGGATGTAAACCTAACCTACCTATTGTAGAGTCTACTGTTGTATGATGATTAAAAGCAGCGTTCCCTGCGCCGTCAGCTAATTGTTTATAGTGATAAGATTGAGTTCCCATTCTCCAACCTAAGCCTTGCTCTTGTATCTGCATCTCCCATATCTGACTTAAAGTAGCCCCCTCGTCCCAAACAATTATAATATACCCATCATCATTAGTTACTAAGTGATTTTCAGCTATAAAATCAAACTGAACATGCTCGTCATTATATTGGTTTCCACCAAATTTCATCCACTGAGTACCTCTATCTGCTATTGCAACTTCCCAATCTTCACTTCTATTTTGTGTAAAGTAAATGTAACCACCCTTATTAGCCATGTTCGTTTTAAACCTAATGTACATGTGATAATGAACTTGGAATAAAATATTAATCCTCATTCTAATAACCATTCTACTTGTTTGGGCTTGCACACCTGGACCTGGTTGAACTTGCATGTATTGAACTCCACCATCAGAAAAACTTGAATTCATATTTGCAAGAGTTTGAGTTACAGTAGCTTCACCATTAAAATACGAGCGCTCTAAAGGTTCAAACTGTCCAAAAGCTCCTGTGTTAGAGGGGTGGCTTGGAGGATAGTTAGTGTGACCATTTTGCGTCCAACCATTTAAAAGAGTGTAAGGAGATAAATCTACAGGAGTCCACTGCTCACCATCTTCTTGAACCTTGTAGAAATTTAAAGATAAAGTTACTGTAGCCATTTCACCAGCGTGACCTAATATAACATCATCCATTTCGTTACCATTATCAGGTTGTGTTATCTTATTAAACGCAGTGACTTGAGCTATAACAGGGTTGTATTTATTTAATTTGGGAGTGTAGCCTTGCTCTATATAATTATACATACCTGCCGTAGACTCAGTAAATCTACCATTTTCATTTACAACATTCTCATAAAAATAAAAATTACTATCACTACCATTTTGTATATTATCTGTGTTAAGGAATAAGTCTAATACACTATCTACATTCAAGTAGTGCCAAGACTTACCTGTATTTGTAACCCAACTATTACCTACGGAAGTAGATTCGTCAACCTTCATAAACCATTTTCTCTTGCACGCTGAATACCCTAGAGCCATTTGCTTGTTATAAAAATTAAAAGCTTTCCAAGAAGATATCATATGCCAATATGGGTGTATAGCAAACTTACCACCACCGGCAGAAACATTCCATACCTGAGTGATAAAGTTTGGGTAAGCAAGGTTGTTGTTGTTATATTGAGAGTATGTATTATTGGCGTTGTCTGTTGCTGAGAAGTTATCTTCATATCTCATAGAGAATACGGGCGTATCATAATTAGTCAGTGAAGAAGGTCTAGCATACAGTAATCCTTTAAAAGGATAATCATCTGTAGTCATACCAGTAAAGTTGTTCGATGTAACGAACGGATATGTTTCAGCATCAGCCCAAACATTATCAATAATATCACCTAAGTTACTATTAATCCACGGATCATTCAAACTACCCGCCTCATGAATAAGCCCTGAATTGTCTACGCTATACATTAATGGAATCCAATCTTCAGGCATTAAAAATAAACCCCAAGCATTTGAGCCATTTAAGTCTAACTGAGTTGAAGAAAGTATTGGACTAGGAGCAGGTGAGTCCATTAATCTTTTTTCCCAAGTAGAGAAATCACCATTTGAATTAGCTCCCGTAAAATTTTGAACAAATAAAGGAGAGAAGTTAGTGTTTTCCCATCCGTAAGCACCGACTGCGTATTGATAATAATCATCGTATTGCCAATCTTTCCAAGAATTGTTTAACCAATTAATCTCTTGACTTTCGTAAGTAACAGTAACATCAGTTACCTGAGCCCTATCTACTAGTATCTTAAATATATTAGCTTGCATATTAATCTTTTTGTATCTCGATATTATCTATGTAGGTAACACTAAATTGAGCTTGACCTTCGTGGCCTGTAAAACCATAAGGGTTCGCTAATCCATCAACAACTTGTACTGAGCGAAGCTTTCTATATGAAGAATCATAAACAAAAACCTCAGTACTTCTAAGTATTTCTGATAACCACGTTATTACTTCACTGCTTATTGCTTCAGTATAACAAGTCTTTTTAGTTATTGTTTTACCTGAAGCTACACCAAATCTTTGTTTATCTAAGACTGAAAAGTCTTTGTTACCTCTAACGTAGTTAACTCTTTCTGACTCTATTTCTATTTCAAACCCACCATTAAAATAATAAAAATCTAAAAACCCTAAATCATTTATCCAATAAATCATTTCCGTGTTTTGTTTTATAGGGGTTATATTTGAGTTACTAGCAGAGTATCCTATAAGTTCAAAGTCGTATTGTTGCGCCCTAGTACTAAAATTCTCAATTAAGTAAAGAGAGAACTCGCTTCTCATTTGAGCCCAAGTGTGTGTTACATTCTCAAATAAACTAGTTCCACCAACTATAGCGTCTGCTTTAAAATTCCATATACGCGCATTAGCCGAGTTAGTAATTCCTTGAATAGGCCCAGTAGTAAACACTCCTGATACCCCACCCGAATGTTCATATTGAAGCATCCATTGTAAGTCAGCTGGTAAGTCAACTTCATTCCAAATTAAACCCATTATTAAAGGGTAACCTAAAGGAATTTTTCTTCTTAAATTAACAGGGCAATTTGTCGCAGCAGTCTTATTATTTATTGATGGCGCTGTGTCGCTATTCCAAAGCCAACCACTTTTATTTTCTTCTGGTAAATTATATATAGGAAAGTTATAAGAAGGTATGTTATCTGAAATATTTATGTCTGCAGCGTATATATACTTTGGTGATGCAGGATATTCAACAGGTGTAGCATTCTCTGTCGAAGACTCTATCACTCCACTAACTTCGTAATAACATTTAGCTTTTACTCTACAGGCTATCATCCCTGAGTAGTTAGGATTACTGCCCTCGTTCTTCATACTGATAGGGCTTGCCATAGCTGCTTCTAAAATATCATGATGAAAATTTTTAGTAACGTTAGCTTTTAGTATTCCTGATATATCGAAAGTAAAGGTTGGTGCTGCTGGTGTTGAATCGTAATCTTTATTCTTATACAAAGAAGCTCCAAGAGGTAACCAATCACCATTAGAGTTACCCCATACAGTAATTTCTACTGCTTTAGGAATTTCAGTTCCTGCTGTAGAGTAGTATTTATAAGAAACCCACACAGGTCTGTTTACTGTGTAAAGAATATTTGCTGTTATAGCGCCTGTGTTTGGGGTTATATTATTAGTATTGATTGCCATCTTTATTGTTATTTAAATTTATCAAAAGCTCTAAACTTCTTCTCAGCAAACGTTTCTATCTGAGAAGTAAAATCTATAGCAAACTCTTGTAAGAATTTTTTATTTTCTACTTGTAGTGTTTCGTTTAACCAACCCACTTTTCTTTTTTGTCTATCCTTAAACATAAATCCTTCAGTCTTCATGTTTCTTACTATAGCACTAATCATTGACTCAAAGGGATTTTTTAATTTCTTTCCACTTTTATAGTGAGTCTTATTTGGCTTCAACCCTTTAGCTCTCGCCCATTCTCTAATCGCTTGTCTAGGAGGATGCCAGTTAGGTCTTAAATCGTTTCTAGCGTTTATGTAGTCACCATACCTAAGCATTGAAACTTGAAGCCTAAGCTTTCCGTCAGACGTAACTTTAGTTCTAGTTCTTATTGAGTCGTGAAGTTTTCCCGTAACAATATGGTCACGAGTCACAAGCTTTCTTTTTAAAGCCTGTGTCATAAGCCTTGCTCGGTACATCATCTTACCTTTAAGGCGCTTCTTTAACTCATCAATAGTCATTAATCTAAAACTCTTCTCATTAAATATTCATTAACTCGTTTAGCGTTCTTATCATTAAGAGCGTCTTGGTATATAATAACATCTTTCATCTCACCATTCATGCTAGAAAAAGAGGCTGAGTAAGCAAAACTCGCTATAGCAAAAGCTCCTATAAATAAATCTTTTTGGTCAATATCATTTTGATAATCATCGTAATAGTTATTTATTTTAAAAGAAGGATTGTTATTTACAATAATCCTTCCCTCTTGATTTGTTTTATCGCTGATAAACCCAATAGCCATCCACTTATCAAACTCTATATCAGGACTAATTTCTTCTTTAAACATATTAACGTGATTACTTCCATCAACACCATCAAGAGAATCAACTTGTACACCAAGCTGACTTTTTCTTCCACCAGTAGTATAACCTGAGTTAGTGTAAATTAATCTAAACCAATCATCTGATTCGTTATTTGCTGTGGTAGCTCTTGAACTAAACAAGCATCTACTTAAGGTGTCGGCGTCATCCTTAAGTTTTACTAATACAAAAATACTAAAGTTGTCAGTAGAAGGAAATCCTGAAGCAAAGTTTGGATACATCATTGATTGATGTGGAGAGTGACCTTCAAATATCCAAGAGTTACTAACATTACTAAATGCAGGTATTGAATAAGCAGCAGTATCACCTGATAAGTTGCTTTCTTCTACAAATTCACTAGAGTTATTTATAGCTTCCCAACTGAGGTTAGAGTTACCTACAGTAACACCTGATGTGGTTTTAAAATGAGCGTGAAGATTTGTTGTTGGAAGAGAGGATGTACTACCACTACCTTCACTTAAAACAGAAGGCATGTCAACTTCAAACTGAACCTTGACACCCATAAGTTTATCATTACCTAAATTCTTAACCCTTTCTATTCTTACTCCTTTTTTGTTTACAGAGACTCCACCAAACGCACCCGTTCTAGTTTTCATTAAGTAGTCAAGAAACTTAGAGAACAATTTTTGAGTAGAGTCATAATGCTCAACATCTACTCTGTTGTCTTTGAATCCGTCAGGCTCTAATAGATAAGCAGTGAAAGTGTGCCGCTCCCAACCTCTATTTAGATTTTCTACTGTAGATGTTGATGGTTCAATAATAAGTAAAGGGTAATTAGTATTGTGAGTTTTATTAACATCACTAATATCTTCCATTCTGTAAGAACCTAAGCCTGTAGTTGAGTCAGCAGCTTGCTGAAACTTTACGCTTATGTTTCCTAATGTTGAATAAGTTGTAGGCATTACATTCTAGTTTTATTTTCTAATTTATCTGTATGGTATTCGTTAATTAAATAATCATAATTACCACACTCTACTTTATAGTTGAGGTAGAGTAGAACATCTGATGTGCACGTATCTTTAACACATTCAATCCCACTTTTACCTTGTCCATCAAAGACACCCGACTCCGCGACTTCATATAAGGACTTAAGCCAACCGAACCTTCCAAGAGTTTTTTCATAGATTCGTTTTTCTTTTCCAGTGGAACTCCCGTGTTGGTGAGAGCTGCGAGACTGAATATCTCTAACTGCTTGTCCAAAAAAAAAGCGAAGTCCATAGCTATTGTACTTGGAAGTTCTAAGAACTCTTCTGCTAATTTATCCCTCTCCTCTTCACTCATATTCCCTTTAACTGTATGGGCTATCTGATGAGATAGGAACTCCATGTTCGATGGGTTTTGAGCTTGAGAAACCATTTCAGCTTGTAAAGAATTTATGTACTGACCAAACTTTGTTTCTAGAGCTAGGTTCTCAGGTATGAAATATTCAACACCTTTAAACGTAAAGCTCTTAAGTATTTTATCTTCTCTATCTTCGTGTATAAATAAAAGAAGATTTATGTAATCTCTTATTACATGAAGGCTTTCAGTTTCTAAATCCTTTGTACTTACACCTGAAAACGCAGACATTATACCTGCTTTTAATTTTGACTCAGCAATCATTTTCTCTAAGTCGGTAACTTCTTCTTCTCTCTCTTTAAATTCTTCGTAATCTTTTTTGTATACCTGTAAAGCTATATTGTAATCAGAAAATTGTTTTAATGTAACATCTTCCCATGACTCAGGTAAATCGTATCCTAAATGTTTTAACATATCTGTTTATCTAAATGCTGTTATCCTTGAACTTCTATTGTTTAAATCTAAAGCTATCTGTAAGCAGTCAACCATATCATCGTGACGAGCATTTGGAAACTGAGTGCATTGAGATAGAAAGTTATCTATCCATTGTCCCTCAATTAAATTTACTCTTCGTGATTCTATTATGTTAACCACATCCATTACTCTAGCTACCTTATCTTTAGCAGGTGGTTTAGCCTCTAATACATTAAGGGAAGTATTTCTCCTTAAGGTTTGCACTATTGATTTACCACTAGCTTTAGGTTCTACATATATCCTTGAGCTTCTATTGTAACCATTACGATTACTAAATAGAGTAATGTATTTAAGGAGTTCAGGGAACTCCAAATATTTTTCCTCAACACTTCTTATGTAGAACTCATTATCTTTTACTGCGAAAGCTAATAGAGCAGAAGGGTCGTTATTTTCTTTTGATGTGTAAGCAGGGTCAACAACAAACTTCCAGGCTTTAATATCGTCAGGAGCTTTTCTTATTATGTTGAACCATTCCTTTTTAATTATACCTCCATCTGCAGGAGCAGGTGATTGTTGTAATTGACCTGCGTATTCATAACTACCTAGTTGGTATTTATAATCTTGTAATATATCTCTAGAGAATCTAGTATCCCAAAACAATTCTTTCTTATAAAACTTCTTTAACCCTTCAGGTTGCAGACCATCAGTTATCTCTGCAGGGATGCAGATATGTTTATAGTTGTCAGGATTGTTTCTTAAAAGGAATCCACTTAAATCATCTTCATGTAATCTTTGCATTATAATAATACGAACACCAGTCTTTGGATTATCTAAACGAGAGTACAGAGTTCCTGTATACCATTCGTTAGCTCGAGTTCTTTCTGTTTGACTCATAGCTTCCTTAGGACTTGTAGGGTCATCGACTATTATTATAGATGCACCCGCACCTGTAACTGTACCTCCAACAGATGTAGCTCTTCGTGATCCTGTGTAATCGTTTACGTAATTTTGTTTTGTATTTTGGTCTTGTTTAATTGTGAATAGTTCTCCCCAATTATTTTGAAACCAATCACTATTGATTACATCTCTCGACTTTGCTGAATGCTCAATAGACAGAGAAGAGCTGTAAGAAGCTGTAATAAACCGAAGCTTTGGGTCACGAATCCAACACCATACAGGAAAGAGAACAGTGCACATAAGAGATTTTGAAGCACGAAAAGGAATATTAATAATAATATCTTTCGTCTTCTTTTCTCCATTGATTATTCTTTCAGCTTCTGTTTGTAATACTTTGCAAATATATTTATGATGCCAATTAATATCTAACTCCACAGCAGGCTCTACTACTTTGAATGATTCTTTAAAGAACTCAAAGTATGAAAGCTCACACATCTTTTTCTTGATAGCTTGCTTTACCTCAACACTTACTTCAGGAGTTTCAGAATTAATTTCCATTACGCATCTATAGTGAAGTTTGTTCTAGTGGATAGATGTTGTATTGTTAATCTAGCAGGAGTTCTTCCTGAAGCTGCAGTAAAAGTAAATGAATAATCTCTAATCATCGCTACTACAGCTTGAGATGTAGTATCGAAACTAACCTTAGCTTCGTTTGAAGCAGATAGGTCGCACATAGAATTCATGTCATCTCTTAAGTCTTCAATTACATCTAGTAAGTCAGGTTCTTTGTTTGACTCTACAGGTCTACTACCTATAGCACTTACATAATTACTATCTGAATTTTTTTCTCTTCTTGATACAGCCATTGTTATAAGTTTTCAAATTCAACATCCTCAACACTATCATCATCTTCTCCTAATAAATTTTTAAGAGTATCTATTGAAGTGTCCTTCGTTAAATTTATTTCTATTTTAGTTTGTTTGTCTTCTGAAATCTGTGCAGCTAGAAGTTTAGGTGTGACGTAAGGTAATAACTTTACAACGCATTCGATATAAGACTTCGGGTCTTTGTATCTAACTTCTTTTAACGCAGACTTTATTTCGTCTGTACAACCTTCTAATGCTAAAGCTAAACTTTCTCTAGCAATTTTTGTTGGCTTACTAACCCTACCTTTTGTTTTAGGCGTTACGTTTGGTAAACCATCCTTATTGTATCCTCTCTTACCTACGTTTGGATTCTCTTCCCGTTTAAGACTAGCCTTTATTTTTTCAGGGTCTATCTTGCGTGCTGCTCCTTTTTTTGTCATATCTCTGCAAAGATATAAAAAAAATTCAATATTTTGTCTTGACTATTAATATTTTTTTCATTAACTTCGCAAAGTGAAAGAAGCGAACATCGAGAGCTCAGTAACAGAACGCAGCGATACCTATATTCTTTTTACAAATCATCTCTGAGTATACCCCCCTTACATTACTACTACCTACCTAAACACTTTTATGAGATTAGATGTATTCATAGAGGTCTACCCCCACGCCAGGTTTCAGGCTGACGGACAAAAAAAATGCCCAAAAAAAGCAAATTTTTTGCACTTGGTCGGCTTCAAATCGGGTTTACTCGACATAAATACTTCACATTGCATTGCAAATTTAATAAAAAAAAGGTGTTTAGTATCGGATGTTTTTCGAGGTGTTAACAAAAAGAAATGCGCCCCATTTAACCCCCTTTTTAAGCCCTCTAATGAACGAGCCATGCGGATCCTGTATATTTGCCAACCCCTTAAAATTATCGTTCGTTTAAGAGCCTTATTTTGAGTCAAGCCAATAATCCAATGCACGCATTGAAAATCCCAAAAATAAAAAGCGTTTAGACAGGCCTTCCTTGCATTATCTCCGATGCTCCTATATGTAACCATCAGAAATCGCAGAAACGCGCTTAAATTTAATTTCGCCTGTAGCTCAGTGATAGCAAGGCTTCACAGCGTTAGTATGCAGTGCATACAAAGTTTTTTAAAAAAGGCTTGCATAGTGTTTAGAAAATGCCGAGATTGTCGTCAGATAATTCAAATATATATAACAGCCGAGAGGCACAAAACAAAAACGAGATGACAAATTTTAAAAATCAAATTGCAGAGCTAGAAAACAAAAAAGTAAAAGCTAAAAATTTGACTGACTTTTTAACGCTTACTAAAGATGAGGGTAAGTTTTTAGACAAACAAATTAAAGCCGAGAAAAAAGGGGGACTTAAAATGTCAGACCTTACACAAATTGAAAGAGGTTTATACTACATTGTAAAAGGTAAATTAGAGGTGGCAAGGGGTAAAACAAAAGAATACAATAACACCCTAGACAATAAGAACATAAAAATTGAGGGACAAATTCAAGCCTTAAAAATTGAACGCAAGGCAAATAAAATTCTTGAGGAAGCCTATAAGAAATTAAAAGAATTAGTCCCTGCCGATAAAGTCGCTACATTTGGTATGGTTGTCGATGGTGGGGGGTATAAACTGAAGCAGATAAAAGCAGTAAAAATATCATGTAAAAAGGAAGCCATGAAAAAAATATCTCTCAAGGCTGAAGCGCAAGCTCAAAAGCATGGTAGCAAAGGTAAGACTAACCAAAAATAATAATAAGGTTAGCCCTAAATTAATAGTAATAACGAGGGGGTTAAATTCCCCCTCACATTAAAAAACGAGAAATTGAAAAACTTACAGAATTTAATGGCAGTATCTGAGGAAGATGCAAGAGCAATAAAAATATTAGCAGACAACACAAAAAAATTGTTAGAGTTAAAAAAGCCCGATGCAATTTGTATGGTGTGGAGGTTATTCAAGCAAGTACTCAACGAGGGGGTTACCTTGAATTATGAAACTATCAACATGACAACTGATACATTCAACAAGATATTCAAAACCGATTACCCAAAAATCAATCGGGATATTGAATCGCAAAGGGACTATATTATTAATATGATTATGACAGGTGATTGTCTGAGGGGGTATGACAGGATCCATTCATGAGATAGTGAGGGGGTGTAAAATCCCCCCACTTTTCAAAAAGTATTTTTTTAAAAATTGTTTTATTTCGTTTTTTCAATTTTTTTAAAAGTCCCTCAGACCTTGCACTGGATTTGTGCAAAGGGGAAATGATGAGGGGATATACAAGAGGGAAGTAGGGGGATTTATTTTATATGGTGCATTCGTCTAATTGGTTAGGACGCTTGGGTTTCATCCAAGAAATAGAAGTTCGAATCTTCTATGCACTACTAAACCTTAAAACGATTAATTATGAAGTATTTATTTATGACTTTATGGGAGATGCCCACAATCCCTTTAGCAATAATATTGGGTAGTATTGGAACAATGGCTTCTATCTTGATACACATGATAGTTCAGATTGTTAAGTTTAACTTAAATAAAAACGATTAAAAATGAAGAAGTTTTTTAAATTATTCAAAGGCTTAATTACTCTTGGCTTTTGTATTACAGCAGGGTACTATGGTTTAGATATGTTTATAATGTATCTTAATCCGATGCACTTAATTATGTTAGGGTTATCTTTTATATTCTCATTGATAACTATTGAAGGAATAATAAAAATATTTAAGCTATGAGATTAGTACGACAGGATTTCAAAGATGCTCTTGACCTTATGGATAAAAAAGGTTATAGCACAAACACAAAAGTGTTATTACGGGAATACATATCTTTTGAGAATGTTCAGAACATAGAACAAGATAAACCAAAAGGTATTATAATCAGCAACAATTTACCAACACATATTGGTAAGTCAGTTGATATGAAAGGTAGAATATCATTCGCCAGTCGTCATCACTGCGAGAGATTCGGTTGGGATTGTGATGATGCAGATACAAACCACACAAGAAGAACGATGACAAAAGTCGGAAGATTTCTTCGGAAGATATGGTCGGAGGATCATTTAAATGATAGGTGTATAACCAATAACGATATAGAAAAGTTTGTTGAGCATCTTAATTTAGTTTGGTCTGATGATGATGATGATGATGATAATAAGTTCAGCGACTTAGAATTGACAAGAGATATTGTATGGACTTATGACGGGGATAATTATTGTCAAGATGCGAGGGGTTATTATGATGAAGATAATGATGAGGATGTTGAGGGTAGTGGCTCATTAGGTGGTAGCTGTATGAGGAAAGATGAGTGTAGTAATTACTTTGACTTATACGATGAGGAGTCTTTAGAGATACTCAGAAAGCTAGATAATTGTAGCGATGTTAGAGCAAGGGCATTGACTTGGAAAGGTGTGCAGTTTATAGAGCTGACTGATGATAAAGAGTTCTTTGAACATGAGGACTTTAAGACTAGCGTTCATAATTTTATGGATAGGGTTTATACTGTGGACTACTTAGATGAGGGGTACTTTAAAGAGTGGGCTACTCACAACAATTACATAAGTAAACATAGGCAAAGTTACAGCGATAAACTTTCATTCAAGGGGTTGCCTAATAGTATGCACGCAGTAGCCATGTATGAGTTGAATGATTCAAGCAAAGCATTATTCTTGGAGAGTATAGAAGATGATAATCAACACGCTAATTATTTCCCTTACATAGATACATTCACCTATGCCTTTAGACTGAGGCCTGTGGGTAATGCTATCAATGATGATAATGAATGTGTTGTTGAGGATGCTGATAAGATTGTCATGTTCAATACTTGCAACATGAAATACATTGAGCCAATAGTAAAAGCTATGGGGTATGTTGCTATGAATAGGTTTACCTTTGAGTGTACTGAGGGAGGGCATTATCAAATCAGAGCAAAGAGTATTATCAATATTAATCGCGAGGGGGATAATGTTTCCAAAGGTTATAAGTTCAGCGATAATTGGGATATGATAGACCAAACCTGTCTTAACTTAAAGAGTCCTTCGATGAGGTTACTCAAGGATTACATAGATAATATAAGTGGAGGTGAATTGTTAAGGGTAAAGATTGACTGCGACAACATCGCCAAAGTCCTATCTCATGTTGATAAGTTTGGGGAATACATATACAAATATGTTCATCGTACTGAAACTATGACTTGTAATTCATCAGGTTACAGCATAGCTAAATTCAAAGATGGTAGGAGAAATAAACACCTTGTTCATTGGGGTGGTGGGTTTATTCATAGGGATATGGCAGTCAAGGTTACTAATGGTACAACAAAAGAAGGTCATGTGTGGATTCCTATTGATAGAGTTTGGGTTAGCTACGACCTAGATGATAACAGGGTCATTGAAAATGTAGATGATATATATCGTTCAGACTATACGACTGATGTTGCAGGTGTGATGCGTAAGAAGTCAGACCTTGTGTGTGTACCCTCATCGAGTGGTGATGACTTATGGTATTGTCTTGGGGGTAAAATATATACTGAGCAATATCAAAGAATAGCAAGCAAGCTAATTCATAACAAGAGTGAGATTAAGAAATTAATTCTAACCAAAAAAATATAAAACGAAATGGAGGAAAAAAGATTAAAGGCTGTGCTAGAAACACAGGCAACATCATATGACTATGGTGCGACAATGGAATTTATTACAGACCAATGCGAAAAGCTAGGGGGTGTTGTTGAGTGGGATAAACACGACAACATATATGTAACCAAAGGTGATGCAAGTATATTTCCTTGTGTAGTATCACACACCGATACAGTACACGAGATATATAAAAGCTACAAGGTTATGAAAGCAAATGGGAATTACTTTGGCTTCGATGGGTACACTATGAAACAAGTGGGTTGTGGTGGCGATGATAAGGTAGGAATATGGATATGCTTAGAGGCTCTAAGGAAGTTTGACAACATCAAAGTGTGTTTCTTTGCACAAGAGGAGATAGGTTGTATAGGAAGCTCTAAAGCAGACCACGAGTTCTTTGATGATGTAGGTTATGTATTCGAGTGTGATAGGAAGGGTAATAAAGATTTTGTACAGGAAAGTAGTGGTGTTAAAATGTTTGGTAAGAAATTCAAGAAAGCTATACGACCTATATTAGATAACTACAATTACGAGATTACTACAGGGGGGTTAACAGATGTTCACGAGATTAGTCAGATAGCAGATGTGGCCTGTGCTAACATGAGTTGTGGGTATTATAACCCACACTCAGACAAAGAGTATGTTAATATAATAGATGCTATAAGAACTAAAGACTTAGTGTTAGATTTAATCGAGCATCTAGGTGAGGTTAGGTACAAGCACAAAGCTACTCATACATATCAGGGATATAGTTACTATGGGGGTTACACAAGCTATGGTAGTGGTTGGTCTGCTAATGGTTGGTCTAAACCTAAGCCTACCCCACCGAAAAGATTTACACAAAAGTATTGTCCAGACTGCATGAGTTTCTACGATGCTGATGAGGGGGTATGTGATTGGTGTACCCCCGTTGTAGACACTGCACCTGAGATTCCTTATGTACCAAAGGATGATCCATGTACTTGTGGTGGTACTTACTCAACATACGAAGATGAAACAGGTAAGTTTAAAAGTTGCAGAGATTGTGGAGATTATGTAGATTTGGGTAATGAAGTACCCTTTTAATAGAGGGGTATACCTAAGTCTGCGTATAGGGTATACGCAAAAGTAATTAAGATATAACAAAGTAATATATATTATATGTCAGATAAGAAAAGTACTAAGGAAATATTCCTACACGATAGAAAAGTATATAATGAAACATCAGGCTACGACTTTAAAGATAAGGATCAGTTGTCTGAGTATAACAAAAAAAGGAGGGCAGAAAAGAAACAAAGGGAAAAAGAATTAGAAGGTAATGGCTTCGTAAACAAAACCTTATTTGAATTACAGTTCGGGTTTAAAGACTCTGGGGATTGGTATGTAGATACAAAGAAAGGTTATAAAAAATACATGGATAAGTATGAGTATTACAGAGGTATTCATGCACAAAGAGAGAGGAGATAATAATGAAAGCAGAAGATTTTAAAGATAGAAAACAACACAGTAATACTCCTGATATGGAGAATGCTCCTAGAGTAGATAGGGATAAAATAGATTTAAATGACCCTAAATATAATTGGATACAAGTAGGACATACGAAGTATGGAAGGTATATGTATTGCACTAATACACATGTTCGTAGAGCTCAAACTATGGGGGAGTTCTATGGAAGTGGAGTCGTAGATTAATTAAAAAAGTTATAAATTATGAGAGATAAAAAGCACATTGAGTTTCTTATTAAAAAGTTTAGTAAGGAATTTCCTGACAAGGAAATCAATAATATGGCTGACTTAAACAGGGTATTATTAGATGAAGAAATCAAGGAGTTAAAAGAAAAATATGTTCAACAAAAAAAAGGAAAAGACAATGATTAAGATTCATAAAGCAACACATAAGACAAGGTTGTTATCATACCTAAATAAGTATGGTGATATAACAACTATACAAGCAATCCAAGACTTAGGTAACACAAGGTTGGCTCATTCAATATGGGAACTTAAGAATGATGGATATGAAATAGAAACAGAGAACGTAAAGGTTAATACAAGGTGGGGAACTACCACTACAGTTGCTAAGTATAAACTCCTTGATACTGCTAAAAAAAGAGGGGTGTAAGTGTTGATATTAATTATTTAATTTGTATATTTGCGTAACTAAAAACATATAAGATATGGCAAAGATGACTAAGAAGAAAGACAATAGATTGTCGTTCTGGGAATCGGTACAAACTACCGACCCGAAGTACACTAAAGAGGTGGGCTTTGGTAGAAAGTTTACAAGTATAAATGCTCAGTATCAACTGAGAGAAATGACTCGTGCATTCGGCAGGATCGGTGAGGGTTGGGGTATTAGAAATGAACAATACTACACTATAAATATAGAGGGATTGTTATGCTATCAAGCACAGCTATGGTATGATGCTGATGGTCTTGAGTGTGTGTTCGATATAAGTTCTTCTATTGCTACACATAATAGTAAAGGTAAGCTAGATGATGAATGCTTTAAGAAGGTGGCTACCGACGCTTTAACAAAGGGGTTATCTAAGTTAGGTTTTAATGCTGATGTATTCTTAGGTTTATGGGATGATAACAGATATGTTCAAGCCTTGAGAGATGCAGAGATAAAACAGAAGCCCAAGTTAGATGCAGTAAGATTAAATGCTATGTTTAAAGCTATTGATGATGGTATGGGTGCTAAGGTTAAGTCTAAGCTATCAGCCTACGAGATAGATGATAAACAAATGAAGCAGATTAATTCTAAGCTAGAAGAAGCAGGGGTATGATAGCTTTAATAGATGCAGACATAATCATGTATCGTGCTGCGTTCAAACATGAGGGGGATGAAACTTTCTTTGAGTGTTCTGAAACTATAGATGCGATGATGGATTATATCATACACAGAACAGAATGTTTTGAGTACATAGGATTCTTAACAGGCAAGGGTAACTTCAGGTATGCCCTTGCTAAAACAAAAGAATATAAGGGTAATCGCAAAGATAGAGAGCGACCTAAGTTTTTAGATGAGGCACGTGAGTACCTTATAGAACAGTGGGAATGTATCTCTGTCGATGGGATGGAGGCTGATGATGCTTTAGGTATATGTCAAACTGAGATTGATGACGAAACAATTATATGTTCTATAGATAAAGACTTGCTACAAATATCAGGTAATCACTTTAATTGGAACTCAGATGTTATTGTTAATCAATCATTGGAAGATGCTGATAAAGTTTTTTGGAAGCAGATTCTGATGGGAGATTCTACAGATAACATTGTAGGTATACCTCGCGTTGGTAAGGTTAAAGCTGAACGGATCATTGATACAGCTCTATTAGATAACGATGACGCAGGTTTTATAGAACTGTATGATGTTTGTTTAAATGCTTATAAAAATCACTTTGATGATGAGCATGTTGCTTTAGATAAGTTTAAAGAAACAATAGGTCTTATACAGATAGCATCAGTTAAGAATGATGATAGGCTTAAAGGGGAATTTATAATTCCTAAAGCAGTATCAATAATTTAATTAGTATCTTTATGGTTATGAATGATAGAGTTAAAAAGATAATCAAAAGATTAGCTACGGAAACAGATTGTATGTTCACATTAACAGGTCGATATGTTGGTGACAATGATGTCGATATGTGCATAGAGTTTGGAGTTGAATGCGATGAATCGGAGTTAATGACGATGATGTTGCAAGTGTTTAATCAAGATAAGGCTGTTAAAGAAATTTGCAGGAGGGCTTTGTTAGAGTCTGACTACGGAAATCCTGATGCAGATGACTTATCTAATTTATTAAATTAATTTATTATGAGTACGATTACAGGAGTAGTCAAGAAAATTCTACCTGTTGAACAGGGGGAATCAACGTCAGGTAAGACCTGGCAGAAACAGTCGTTTGTTATAACGACAACGGACAAGTTTCCTAAAGATGTTTGTTTCTCTACCTTTGGTGAGAAGTTATCTCTTATAGGTAAGCTAACTGTTGGTGAGTCTGTTAATGTTAGTTACAACATTTCATCAAGAGAGTACAACGGAAAGTATTATCACAACATTGATGCTTGGAAAGTAGATATGTTAAGTTCTGATAATTCTAATCAAGGCTTTACCTCTGCCAAAGAGGAAAATTTACCATTTTAATTAATGTTGTGAAGGGGGTTTAACTACCCCTTTTATAACCTAAAAAACTGTTTAGCTATGACAAAGAAAGCTACATCACCTAAGGTGAAAACAAAAGAGATGAACGATATGATTAAGAGGGCTTTACAAGAAGCCGACTTAAGATTTAAATGTTTGGATTTAGTTCAAGGTATCTCTAAGAATGTTGATGAGATGAAATCTAATGCTGATAAGATATACAGCTATGTATTTCACTTAGACAAGAAAGAAACTTCTGATGATTAACTATGTACCTATAGTAATTTTAGGTATAATAATAATTCTTAGAATAACTAATGTAATAACTTGGAGTTGGTGGATAGTTTTATTTCCATTAATACTTATAGGTTCTTTACTATTGTGTTCTTTAATAATTATTAATTTATTTAAAGTAAAGAAAAGGAATGACTAATCAAGATATGCTTATAGAGGCTACTGATTTCGTTCAAGATATGTTAGGGATGGGTGTAAAAAATCCATTCCTAATTAACGAAAAGACAGGGAAACAATCTAGGGATAGACATTTAATGGAAGCTAGGCACTTAATTAGATACTACTTAAAGAGTACGTATAGGTTGAGTTGGTCTAGGATAGGTGAGATTTGTAATTGTAATCACGCCACAGTTATATGGTCTTATAAGTTTGTAGAGGATATGTCTACTTACGATAAGAGATTTAAACTTTACGTTGACTCTATTAGAAAAAGAAGAACTAGATACAGCTTATCTATGACTGATAAGGTGAGGGATATATTTAGAAATAATACTGGTGATGGCCTGAGGGTCTCAGCTTTAGTTAGATTATTTAATAATGAATTAGAAAAACAAAAAAGATATGAACTTGAAACATGAAGAAGGTAGAGTCCAAGAAAATAGAGGGCGATGCAGAGGTGTTGTTGCAGTAAATAACTATGGAACGTCTACATTTTTTAGGAGTGTAAGGCAGTGTGCAAAATTCTTAAGAAGGAATCCTGCTGCAGTAACAAAGGTTTGTCAAGGTGCTTGGAATACTTGTGCCGGTCATAAAGTTTATTACGAAGAAGACTTTAAGGGAAACATAACTAGGTTTGTTAAAAATGTAGACGATATGTGGGACTAATAAAAATAAAGATATGGATATAAGTAGAGGGTTTAAAGGTATATGGATACCTAGAGATTTATGGATTAGTAAAGACTTAAGTATACAAGATAAAGTTTTTCTAGCAGAAATACATTCATTAGATAATGATGAGGGTTGTATCGCATCCAATAAATACTTCGCTAACTTCTTTGGTTTATCTAAGAGTTCTGTAAGTAGAATAGTATCTACCTTAAAAAAGAAAGGGTATGTATCTGTTAAGCTTATAAAGAATAAAGATACTAAAGAGGTTGAGAAGAGGATCATTAAAGTTATTAAGTATGGTGATAGTAAACAGGATGTAAAAGATGTTGCGCCTGTAGGCTTTGATAATGTAGAAGAGTTGCAGACTCAAGCATTAAATCAACAATGCTCTATTATTATAGATGAACTAAATAGAATTACAGATAGAAGCTTTAGAAAGACTGCGTCTAATAAAAGATTTATTATAGGTAGGATTAATGAGGGGTATGCTTATATTGATTTGATTAATGTTATTAAGGTTAAGACATCGCAGTGGGCTAACAATCCTAAGATGGCTATGTACTTACGACCTGAAACATTATTTAATGCAACAAAGTTTCCTTCATACTTAGAGGAATATAAGATGAGTTTAAAAGTTAAATCTACTACAGATGATTTCCTTAATACTCAAGCTAACTTCTATAAGATATGAGATACAAGGTATCAAGTAAGGATGAGATTGTAAAATACACTAGGGATATATATAAGAATGGGTACGCCAAAGGATTCACCACAGGTATACCTACTCTTGACCCTCACTACAATCTAAGGAAAGGTGAATTAGATATTATAATGGGGTTAGCAAATATAGGTAAGACTACTACCATGTTTTATCTAATGATGACTGCATCTATGAGGTATAATTGGAGATGGGTTTGTTACTGTCCTGAGAACGAGCCTATAGGTGATATGATAACTGATATTGCTGAGATGTTTATAGGGCAGACTGCTGATAGGGATAGGTCTGATAGGATGAGTGCGTCAGTATTTAATAGAGCTATTGATTGGGTGTTAGACCACTTCACTATAGTTACTTTTGATGTAAGCCCAACAGCTACAGATGTACTTAATGCGTTTGAAGAGGTGATGTCAGAGGATCATTATGATGGTTGTCTGCTTGACCCTGTAAATGATTTGAAGGTAGAGAATGGTATGAGTAAGTACGACTATTATTACTCTATGCTTTCAGACGTTAGAAGATTCAAGCAGAAACATAATGTTAAATTCATTATGACTACACATGCAGGAACAGGTGCTGCCAGGAATAAGAATGAAGATGGTAGTGTGCCTGCACCAAGTATGTATGATGTAGAATACGGAGGGATGTTTGCAAATAGAACTGATAACTTTATAGTTATTCATAGACATACAGGAGATTCACAGAGATGGGATATAACTGAGTTACATATAAGAAAGGTTAAGTTTCAAAAGTTGGTAGGTATTCCTACACAAAATGACAGACCTGTGTACTTGAAATTTGTCCCGAAAATTTGTAGATTTGCATATATGAATATGACTAACGGAGGTAAATGGGATGACCCTTTACTTGGAGTTAAGATTATTAAACCAAAAGAACAGGAAGATTTAGGATTTTAAATACAAGATAGGGAGGGTTAAAAAGATTTGGTCGTCTGCCCTCCTGATTCTTTAAACACGATAACTATGGGAAGATATAAAGAGTTTTTAATTAACGAGCAAATGAGAATTACAGGTAACTGGAGGGAGAAAGACCACCACGAATACCTAGCTTGGAGAAAAGGTTTAGAGAATGAACATCAAGAAAGAGAACAAAGAAAAGAAATCTCAAGAGGAAATAAACAAAGAGATAGCAAGGATACAGTGGGACTCTTGGATAACTGATTCCAAGAACGAAGAAGATGAATCAACACTAGATGAACAAGAAGAACAATCAGATAATTATTAAGACATGGATGTAACACAACAAGCATTACAATTAATGAGGGATATGTCAGCTTCAAGCGAAGAGAATAAATACATGAGCGCCTACTCAGACTTAGTAGTAGAGGTAGGCAGAATGAGGGAAGAGTTAAACAACAACGCAGGTAGATTATCGCAAGAAGTTTTCGATAAGAAAGAAGGTAGGGTTGATAAATTAGAAGAAGCTTTAATATTATTCAATCAATCTTACTTCACATTACTATACTACAAACAGGAGATGGTAACTTGGAAGAAGAAATGTTTGGATAAAGAGATAGAGTTTAATAACTTTGTAATCAAATCACTAGGTAATGAGTAAGATAGAAAACGAAGTTGTATTAAAGATATTAGAGCGTTCTAATACAGGTAAAAACAAATACGGAGTTACGATGGAGAGGAAAGATTTAAGTCGCTTAGAGTGGCTTAAACACGCTCAAGAAGAGGCGATGGACTTAGCTGTGTATTTAGAAAAACTTATAGATGAGGAGAAAAAGAAAGAGTCCTGTGAGGACTGCTGCTGTGAAAGCAGGATTCCGAAGTGGGTTAGAACATCGAGTATGGAAGAACTTGATGCAGAGGAAGGTAAGGGATGCTGCATACGAGCCAATAAAGATTAGTTATATAATACCCTCTAGTTCCCACTCTTATACCCCTGATATAATACTACCTAATGGTATTATATTGGAGGTTAAGGGTCGGTTAGTTAAAGCTGATAGGGATAAACACTTGCTTATTAAAGAGCAGCACCCTAAACTAGACATAAGATTTGTCTTTCAAAACGCCAACAATAAGATAAGGAAAGGTAGTCAAACCACGTATGCTCAATGGTGCAAAAAAAATGACATACAATGGTGTGAGAAAACAGTACCTGACTCTTGGATAAAAGAAAGTAAATAGTATCTTTGCCTTATCCTGTTGTGCTTCTCTGCATATCGTGTTTTTGGTTAAACATTAAGTTAGCTCTGTTATTTGCAGGGCTTTCTTTTTTATTGTACCTTTGCGTTGAGATGAAACTTAATGTAGCCACAGATTTCTCAGGGGTAGGAGCTCCTGAGCTAGCACTTAACAGGTTAGGAATAGATTATAATTTAATATTTGCTTGTGAAAAAGATAAGTTCGCTAGAAAGTCTTACCTCTCTCTCCATAACCCTATTCATTTTTATGATGACATTACTACTCGTACTCTTGATGGGTCTACCCCTCCTATTGATTTATACTTTGGTGGATTTCCTTGCCAGCCCTTTTCAGTCGCAGGAAAAAGAGGAGGATTCAACGACACTAGGGGTACTCTCTTTCATTACCTTGCTTCTTTTATAGATAAAGCTAAACCTAAAGTATTCGTATTAGAAAACGTTAAAGGTTTATTGAATCATGACAAGGGTAATACATTTAAAACTGTACTACGAACACTAGATGATATAGGTTACAATATACATTACAAAGTTTTAAACACAAAGGACTTTGGTTTACCACAAAATAGAGAGAGAGTATTTATTGTAGGCTTTAGAGACTTTAGATTGTTTAACTTTCCAACAGGATCACCACTAACATCTACTATTAAAGATGTTCTTGAAGATGAGGTTGATGACAAGTATTACTTAAGCGAGAAGATGATTAAAGGTTTCTCAAAACACAACGACAATCACAACAAAAAGAATACTGGATTCCTTTGGAGTCCTAAAGAAATGGATGATATAGCTAATTGCTTAAGGGCTAATGGTGCTTTATGTCCTACAGATAACACTATAATTACACACTCTTTATTTCCTCGCTCAAGTAAGACAGGTAAAGGAGGTTCAGGTCATTTAAGTAAAGAAGATGGATTATCTTATTGCTTAGATACAAAGAACACTCAAGCTATAGAGTTTAAGGGAGCTGCGCTAAGGAATAGAGGACAGGGGAAACAGCTAGAAATAAGAAGTGATAACGTTTGCAACTCATTAACTACAGCTAAAGAAGATTCTCTAGTTGTAAACAACAATATAAGAAGGTTAACTCCTTTAGAGTGCTTTAGGTTGCAGGGTTTTACTGATGAGGAGTTCAATAAAATGAGACCTACTAACAGTAACACGCAATTATACAAACAAGCAGGGAATACAATATCAATACCTGTACTAACTGCTATCATAAAAAATATTTACAATGGATAAGCAATACAGACCACGACTCTCAGAGTTTGAGTGGGCGTTAATTCAACAACAAAGAAAATATAGTAAATCAGAGACAGGTAATGTCCTTGTAATAGGGGATATTCACGAGCCTTTCTGCCTTGATGGGTACTTAGAACACTGCTTAGAACAGAAAGAGAAATACAACTGCTCTGAGGTGGTGTTTATAGGGGATGTGATAGACTCTCACTATAGTTCGTTTCATAACTCAGACCCTGATGGCTTCGGTGCAGGTGAAGAATTAGATAGAGCGATAGAAAAAATACAACAATGGTATAATGTTTTCCCTGTAGCTAAGGTGTGTATAGGTAATCATGATGCCATAGTTAGAAGGAAAGGTTTTGATGCAGGAATATCAGCTCGTTGGATAAGGGATTATGATGAGGTGTTAGGTGTAGATGGTTGGGACTTTAAAGAGCACCACAAAATAGACGGAGTTCTTTATGTTCACGGAACAGGTACAAGTGGTAGAAATGCAGCAGCTAATAAGTCGCTACAGTTTGAGTGCCCTGTAGTTCAAGGACATATACATACTGAGGCATCAGTAATATATAATGGACAGCACTGGGGAATGCAAGTAGGTTGTGGCGTAGACAGAAGGAGTTATGCTATGGCTTACTCAAAGCACTTTGCTAAGTCTTATAAACTATCTTGTGGTGTTGTATTAAATGAAGGAAATTTACCTATAGTAATTCCATTTACTTAGCAGCGTATAAGGTAGCAACTGATAAACCTAACATAACTAAATGTTGCCAAGTAATCTCAGGTGATATTTCTATTTGATGTACAGCAGCTACTGCTATAACACCACCTATAGTTCTTCTGCTAGACCACTTACCATTCTTATCCCTAAACATTTTAGGTACAATGAATGAAAGTATCTTAGCTCCAAGTGTAACTTTAGGATTAATCACAGGATCAGTTTTTCTTTTAACCTCTTCTGAGGCTTTATAATCTTTTCTATTCTTCCTTCTTAGACCCATAGTTAGGAATGATAAATTCTAAAACTTTATCTATCTTACCAAACACTTCATCATCTTTAACTGAAGGTGTTAGTCTTACAATAACTTTTACTGCAGCCATTATAGCTACAACAATAGCGATTATATCTGTTCCGTTGTTTGAAATGTACTCAATCATAAGTTTATTATTTCTAAGTTAAATTCTTCTACCTCTGCGTTTGTTAACAAGCAAAGAACTTTATCCATAGTATCTCTACTGTTTGAGACATCTAAGTTACTATCTTTATTTAAGTCTACAAAATATTTTCCTAAAGAAATGCACCCTCTTAACTGTGAAACATAATTAGCAGGGTGTATAAGGATGTTTGTTCTACCTTGAACATCATATATTTTTAAATGCTGTGAGTGTTTCTCAGAAAACCTGCGACCAACAACATAATTACCTATGGGTATTGAGCTTACATTCCTCATGTTAGCTTTAAAAGGTAGCTCTAAAGTATTACACTCTAAGACTAAGTCATTTCCATCAAACATTAACAGCTTACCTATAGTTTGACTTCCATCATCCTTTAATCTAACCAACAACCCTTTCATTATGATTGAGAGTAGTTCGAGTTATGACTTGAGAACATTAAAGTATTACTAACGTACAATGTTTCTGTCCCACTAGTCCAACCTGCGTTCCTAACAAACATTATTATCTTTTTACCTACGGGTATTTTACCTGTGTGTTGTATAGCGTAAGGGTAATCTGTATCTGTTATAGCGCAATCAACTGTAGTCTCACCTATGAAAACAAGGTTTTGCATATTAGTGTTTGTTGCGTCATCAGGATCAGCGTAACCCATCCAAATATGAACTTCGCCTGTGCTCGTAGAGTTTTGTACAAACCCTGAAGATTTTAAATCCCAACAATCCATTGGCGTTAGAGGAAAGGCATTTCCGTTTGACGCTCCAACATTAGGTAGTGTAGTACTGCTAAATGTTCCTACAAAAAATGTAGACCAATAGCTGTGCATAAAACCATAGTAAGGTGAGGGAATATAATTTCTATTTGTAGCAGAGCTTGCTACTCTGAACGCTCTATTAGTTAAAATTTGTCTTGAGTAATCATCTTTCTGAACATTAACTGACTTTATTAAAGTGTGTATTAAAGCTCTAAACCTTTCTATACTAACCCCCTCTCCATTGGATTGAAAGTTTTCTTCTAAGAAATGTAGTAAATTATCTCTATCAAATTGTTCGTTATTGTTTACGTCTGCAGAGGAGTTGTTCCTACCTTGTGCAGTTAGTAAAGCTTTATAACCTGCTGCTGCTGAAGTATAATCTGGTGTTGGCATTATTCTTGGTTTTTATTATTACTCTTCCATAGGGAAAATAGTCTGCATCCCGTATAGATTATAGCTATTAATAATGATAATATTCTTAAGCCTTGTTCTAAATCACTCATAGAAATAAATAAAGCTCCACCATTAACAGCAGAAATTTCTATACTATCTTTTATTCTATTCAACGAATCCATCATCGTTACTTTCTTTATGCTTTTTATACTCAGTAAGGTAATTCAAATCATTCCCGTATGCTAGTATACCTGCTATTCTAGTTACATTATTACCTGAGCTATGCTTTATGTTATCATTGTGTTCGTACTCTGTAAATACACCCTCATTATCTTTATGGTCTAGCCATTCAATCATATCTTTTCTCAGGATCTCAGCCTTTCTAAATGTATCTTCTTTCAATACAGATAAATCTGAATCATCAACTGCTTCTGACCACTCATCTACATTAAGTGTTACACCTGAAGATGATGTATTGTATTGCATGTCGTTTAAAACCTCATACTTAACATACAAAGCTAAACAAGGTTGTATGTAGTTATTAACTAAAGTTCTTTTGTCAGCATATAATGATGAGTTACCCCAGTTAGATTCGTTCTTGTCCTTCCTTAAGTTACCCCAAAAATAATTACCTAAGTGTTCTTTTATGTGGGTAATCTCAGCTATCAATATTATGTTATCATCTATTATAGATGCGTCCATATTAGAGTTAGTCATAGCTTTATCTACAACTTCTGCTGCAGATATTAAGTTAGGGTATTGTCTATAGTCTACTGCTGCCATTGTCGTTCATTGTTTTGTGTAAGTAAACATCATCAAGCTCAGGTCTTTCTTCTAAGCCTATTAGTTTTCTTAACTCATTAACATCAGCTATATCTTTAATACTAATGTCGGATGCAAATGATATAGGGGATTCAAATTGAATCTCTAAATCAGAGGCGTCTATCTTTAATATAGAACCAATAGCATCTCGTATAGGCTCAAAGACTTGCTCTGTAGTATCTTTAATTACAGTTCGCATAACTAAGTCGTAAGATATTCTAATCTCACTACCTGTGTTATTCATCTTACCACTAGATACAATACCCGATAATGCAGGTTGCCATCTGTGAGCTGTAACTATATTATTTCTTGTAAGTTCTTGGTACTCCATGAAGCTACCATCTTTGTTATCATCTAATATAGTAACGTTTGTTTGAGAGCTTTGATTACCTTCCTTTACTAAGAATAATATTTTACTATTATTGTTTTCACCTGTTAATTTATCTTGAGCTAAAGCAATTAATTCTTCTGCTTCATCATCACTCATTGAACCATCTATCTCTATAATAGCTGAAGGCATAAATCCATTTTGGAATTTAGAGTGATTATATCTTTGTATTAAGTAGTCAATCTCTATCGCACCATTAGTAGCTGCTGCTATGTAGTCAGGAATACCATATCTTTGGAATTCACTTTCGTAATCCTTAAGCATCATAATGGAACGACCACCTTTAAAGTTAGGGTACATAGGAACTTCCCTTAACAACTCCATCTCACCATTTACATTCTTCCAGTTAGGATGTATGTATACTGAGGATAAATCTTTATGCACTCTACATTGAGTAGCATCTATATGATACACGTTACAACCACCATCATATTCTACAAACTCAATATAACAATTACCAAATGTGTAATAGTCATCTTCAGCTAGTCTTATAATTTTTTTAAGGGATTGTCCTTGTGGGTTTACAGACTTAATGTACTCAGATAACTGAGCGTTGCCTGTAATCATTCCTGTACCTGAAGAGTAGGTAGCTTTTTGAGATAGTATTGCTCTGTGTGTACTTGATTTCCTTTTTAGGTCAGCTAAATACTGAGGGAATAAGTTATCCTTACCGAATGGATACCAATCAGTGTGTGGTTCTGTCTTATCTTCAGTAAAGCTTATATTAGATGCTAGGTTTACTACTTCAAATCTAAGTTTGCCTTTAGCTTTTTGTTCTATTAGCTTCTTAGTTGTAGTTTTAACTCCACCACCATTAGGTTTCCTAGTAGGACTCTTTCTTTTTCCTTTCAAAACTTAGGTGCTATTAGTTATTAATACAAAAATAAGAAATTAAAGGGTTACTTCCTTAGTTTCACCCTTTAATCTTATGTTATGTTATATGAATAAAGCTGGAGGAGTAGCTTGAACAGCAGTAAATTTAGCTGTACACATCGTACCATCTGCCAACTTAGCTCCTGTATCAGCTTCTATACTATCTAAGAATAGAGCGTAATCAGTAAACCAATATGTGCCATCAGTAAAACCTGTGATAGCATCTAACCCAACAAGGTAAGAGTTTGCTGTTGCAGTATCAGCCTCGTCAGAATTATTTGCACCTTTATTATTAACAGTAACTTTAGCTCCTAAAGCTTTACCTCTATAACTATTTAATTCAGTTAAAAGGTCACCATCATAATCAAAAGATAATTCTAATGTAATTGTATACAACATCAACCCTTTCTCTTGAGTTGCGTTTGTAGTCATCTTACTTTTTTCAGCGTGAGTTTTTACAGACACAGAAGATGTAGGTTCTGTAACAGCTGTAACAGTTACAGCAGAGTCTGATGCAACTAATGTAGCAGTTAAACCATTATCAGCACCTACAGGCGCATGTCTATTTCCACTAGGCCAAATCTTACATTCATATATACCACCTGGTTTATATGTGTATCTGTTTTGGTCTTGTCTATTTAAAGCTTGTATTGCCATGAGTTTTTTCTTTTATAAGTTATTAAGCTAGTCTACCTGGAAACATACCCATAACGCAAGAGAACTTTAAAGTAGCTCCGTTTTGGTCTGATAACCCTGCACCTGAATCAAATTCAACGCTTGATAATCGAAGTCCATGAAGAGTGTTGTCTGCAGCGTTTGCTGTTACATTATCCCAACCAATCAACCAAGCGTCTGTCGCTGAGTCTGTTGAATTACTTCCGTCCCACATAAAGACTTTAGCAACTACAGATTGGTTTTCATCTAAGAAGTTTTCTAGTGCTTGTAAGTTTGACACTTTTAAACCAGGAAAGTATCCTTCTATCACAACTTCAAAACCTCTAAAGGTTGTTTCGTTATGTGAAGAATTTATAGTCATCTTAGCAGTTTCTTTTTCAAACTCTAATCTAACAGGCGTAGTCCAAGTACTTGTAGTAGCCACACCTGTATCTGATACAGCACAATTATATCCACCACCTGCAACTAACTCAATGTACTTGACACCACCATACGTGAAGTGTTCTTCGTTTGTTACTAATATATTCGTTAAAGCCATTTCTTTTTATATTTTAAAAAAAAGGGGAAGGGCAGAACCCGACCCCTTTCTATATTAATTAATTATACTATCCTATGAGTCAGCAGAAATGTAAGTAACAGCTAGTTTTTTATCTAGTAATACTGAATCACAAAGGTATCCTAATCTGAATCGAAGTTCTTTCTCATCTTGATTATACCAAGTTTCAACACTAGCACCACTAAAGTCAGTACCTACAACAACAGCGTTGTCAGCAATTAATGCAGCACGATATTGGTCTTTAACACCTGTACATCCTACAATACCTGCAGCAACTGTTGGAGTTGAAGCACCATCAATAGCATTACCTTCAGCGATTAATAATGCGTCCCAATCTCTACGGATAACAAGAGGGATACCTCTAAATTTCAAAACAGGCATTCCGTTTTGACCATCCATATAAGCAACGTGATTACCTTTATCAACTAAGTACTCAACGTAGTCATCAGCAATAGCTCCTGAAACGTAAAACTTAGAAGGTAATTCTCGTAACTCAGGAGTTGCAGCAGCGTACATCGCAGCTAAAACATCATTTGCTTTACCTATAGCTGAACCATAAGTAGTTGTAATCTCTTGAGCAGCATCTAAAACTTGTAAAGATTTAAAGATACCATTGTAAAGAGCGTAACCTGCACGATTGCTTGTTACAGCAGCTCCACTATCAGCAGCTATACTTGAGTCAGCAAACCAAATCTGACGATTAAAGTCAGCTTGAATACCTTGCATTAAAATTTCAGAACCAATCTTCTTAAGAAGAGTTCCATCTACATTGTCTTTAGAAGTACCTGAACGAAGAACTTGACCTTTTACTTTATTGAAAAAGTTGTTTCCATTCATAGCAATTTCTACCTCAACTCGCTTAGGAGATATTTGAGGGTTTGTGTAATTAACACCAGCTTGTCCTGCAAAAGTAGAACCATTGTCTGCTGTAGTGATGAATGATGCTGCACTGAAGTGGTCAAGGTAAGTATTACCTTTAATGTCAGTCATCACATCCATTGAGCTTAGTACATCAGAACCTAAAAATAAAGGTGATATAAAGTACTGTTGTGCGTCAGCTCCAATAAAAGCCGAGCCACCACTAGCTCCATCGTTTAAAAAATGAGTTGTTTGTGCCATAATTTTTTTTAATTATTAACTATTAATTTATGATTTAAAAATATTGTCAGCTAAACTATCCCAACTATTCTTTTCTTTAGGAGCGTCAGGCATAACCTTTGGCTCTTGAGCAGATAAAGTTGTTGATGGAGTAGCCTCTAATTGACTAATGCGTTGTCGCATAGCTTCAATTTCTTTTCCGTAATCCAACTGCTCTTCTTCAGATACAGTTGCTTGTTGAAGTAAAGCATCTCTCTCCTCTGTTACCTTCTTAAGTTCTTCAGATAAGTCAGGGGTAGTTTCAGCTTCTACTACAGGTTCTGTTGTTTCTTGCACTACCTCTTCGCTTACTACAGGCTCTGCTGTAGGTTCTTGAGGTATCTCTGTGCTACCGATTAGATTTGCTAGCTTATCAAATTGAGCAGCAAACCAAGTTTTGTTTTCGTCATTCATTTCTGTTGTATTTAGTTTATCGTTATTCTCTCCGTTTAAAACATTTAATATTTCTTCTTCTGTTTTAGATTTGAAATTGCTGAGGTCGTAGTTAGCAGCAACTCGTACTTCATTTACTACCTTATCAACAAACCCTGCTTTAACAGCTTCTTTAGCTGTAAACCAAGTTTCGTTATTCATCATCTCGGCAATCTCTTTCTTTGAAAGTTTTGTTTTGGTAGAGTATGCGTTAAGCATATTAGTCTCAACCTTTTCTAGTAAGCTTATAGCTTTCTTTAATTCATTCTTATCTCCGTAGCTATCAAGCATTGGATTGTGAATCATAAACAAACTGTTCTCAGTCATGTAAACTGAATCTGCAGCTAAAGCAATTATAGTTGCCATAGAAGCAGCGACTCCTTCAATAGTTGTTGTTACGTGACCTCCGTGATTTCTAATTGCAGTAGCCATTGATTGACCTTCAAAGACAGAACCACCCCCACTGTTAATGTGGATGTTTAATGGTTTACCTTTATATTCGTTTAGTTCTGCTATAAAATCTTTAGCACTAACTCCGTGAGAACCAATCTCATCGTAGATGTAAACATCTGCGTAATCAGCATTAGCCTCTAATTGATACCAACTATTTTTCACCTCTTGTCTTTTTATTTCTTTAACCTTTTTTCTTGACCAACTATATCCTGCATCACCACCCCATAAAGCCCAAGCTATTCTACCTGCACTTGGAAATCCTTTCTCGCCAGGACTAAAGCCTTTACCCTTTTTATCTACCTCATGTCTACTAAAGTAGCTGTACATTCTTTTAATTGTAGATACGGAAAGGTTTCCGTTTATAATATCTCTAGCTCTAGCTACACCTACTTCTGTCCCACCTCTATTAAACTCTTTACGCCAAGCTAAACCTTTCTTAGCTTCTGCTTTCATCCCACTTGTAGGGGTAGTATTAATATCACTTAAAGCCATGTTGCAAATATAAATTAATTAAACAATGTTTAGACGACAATCAGTGTCACTTCTTCATGTGGTCGTAAACTACTCTTTGTACTGTTCTAATAGATACGTCGTACTCTATTGAAAGGTCTATAAATATATGTTTAATTAATTCGTAATCATTTCCTTTAATAGCTTCATCAAAGGACTCTCTAATCAAAGCATTCCTTACAGATGTTTCGTTTACAGCTCCCATTGACTTTAACTTATTAATAACTAAACATACTGAGTAGTTGTCTAGCCCTGTGTCGCCTTCTAACAATCCTATTATCTTATCGTAACTCATTTAATATCTATTAGCGTTTTGTATTGTTTCAACTTTCTTTTGTGTTTTATTCAGGCTCTCTACAGGTAGTACTATATTTAAGTTTTGACTTATAGCTTGACCCATAGCTTTGTAATCTATTACGTTATTAGTAATTGGACTCGGAGGAGAAAAAGATTTGTTGCTAATCTTTGTGCTCATAGAGTTTAATGTTTCAGCAAATGTAGATTCTTTTTTATTATTCACTACATTATTATAAGTAAAACTTTTTGTTATTCCACCATCAGCAAACTTAACTCCACCACCAGCTACGTTCATAGCAGACAACTCGTTCTTAAACATAGCTGTTGACTTTTTATTTATAACAGCTTCACCACCTTCTAACTCTGTAACTTGACCACCTACAGCAAACTTAACCC